CAGCAAAACCCAACAAACCACCAAATGCTGTTCCTCCAAAAGCGGCGGTCATAGTTTTAGCAACCATTGCTTTTAAAATAATCTTTTCAATGTCTTGAATGACGCTTTGAGCAAAACTAGAAAAATTTAATTTTCCAGTAGTAACAAAAGTATCTAAAGCAGAGTTCATTGAACTCATAACCGAATTAAATAAATCACCAGTTATCTTGGCATTATTACCAGCATCTTCTTTATATTGATTCCAAGCCTTAGTCCAACCAAATGTAAATGTTCTTTGATAATCAATAGTATCTTGAATACCTTTTTTGGTTCTATCAACTTCAGCATCTCTTAAACCCAAAATTGCTGTTTTTTGTTGCTCCAAAGTTCTTTTTAATGCTTCTGCGGCAGACCCTTGTCCAGCTCCAGCAATTTGTTTATCAATAGTATCAACAAACTTTTGATTTTCTTGAATAACTTTATTAACTGCCGATTGAACTATTGCTTGATCTTTAGTTAAATCTAATAACTTTCTTTGTGCTTCAATAATTTCATATTGAAGATCAGCTTGTCGTTGATATTCTTTAGTTAAGCCTTTAGCGGCATCTATTTTTTTTGCATTAGATTGTATAACTTCTTGACCGCCAACATTTTCTGGAACTGCTGGTTTTGTAGGGGGATTAGCTAATTTTTGTAACCGATCACTAAATGCCTTGTAATCGGAAGCCATTGTATCTAAGCCATCATGCCAATCTTTTTTTGCTTTAGTTATATTTCCAGAAAGAACATCAGAAATAATGCTTCCAGTAATTAATAAAATATTTGTAAATTGTATTAAAGTTTGTTCAATAAATGCAAATACTGCCGCCACTACATCCATTAATACACCAAAAAGTTGAATGATACTTTTTAATGGATTCATTAACTTATGTAATCCTTCATAAAATACATTTAAAGAAGGCATTACAGCTTCAGTAAATACTAGACTAATATCTTTAGAGTCTTTGCCTAAATTAATACTTAATTTATGAGCTTCTTCTATTGAAGCCGCATATCGATCCATTGTTCCTTTAGCTTCTTCAAGATCATGTGCAAAACCAACAATATCTATCCCTCTAAAACTTTTACCTAATACTTGAAATGCCAAACCATTTCTAGCGGCGGCATTTTCTATTTTTGCTAAACCAGTAATAGTTTTTTCAAATAATTCTTGCGGTGAAAGTGTAGCAATATCTTTAAGAGATACTCCTAACCTAGCAAAAGATTCTTGAGCTTTAGCACTACCAATAGCGGCAGTTTCAAGTTTTTGTGTAAAGCCAGAATAAACTCTACTTGTAGAGTCTGCTTCACCGCCATTTTCTTCTAATGCTCTGGACATTTCTAAAATGGAAGCAGTAGTTACATCATTAGCTTTTGCAGTTTTAACTATTGAATCTGCAAATTCAAGGGCTTTTTTGGTCATTTCCCCAAAAGAAGCAATACCAGCAAGTTCTAATATGGCATCTTTAAAATTTTCTAGTTTTTTACTAACGGCTTCTAGTCCAGCGTTGAACTCTGCCGTATCTAATCCCATTACTACACCTAGTCTTGCTACATTAGCCATTCTGTTTCTCCGTTAATGTCTTAGGTGCATTAGGACTCATTAAAATATAAGTTAATAATTGTTGGCTTGCTATTTCTTTCTTTTCTTGTTCCGACTTAGGTGGGTACATATAATCATAAGCATTCGGAATAATGTCTTGTAATGTATAGGCTTTGCCTTTAGTGCTACGCATATAATTATAAACTCCAGCAGTTAAATTGCCCAGAGTTTCTAAAATCCCTGTATTACCAATCATTCCATCGTTATATAACACACATATATCGTGGAAAACTTCTTGATCTATTAAATCTGGGTCAGTACCATGAGCCGTCAAATAAGCTCTAACTTGTCTTGGGACTGACCTAGTTACTTTCCCTTAGTTGCTTTGTAAGAAGGAGATATAACTTCATTAATAGATTCAAGAATTTGTAGCTGAATAGAAAAAGGAAAAAGCTCCTCAATCATATCGTATGTAATACTTGTCATATCAAACGATTCTTCTTCAGGCACAATAAACTTAAATAATTCTAAAATACGATTTTCGGTAATAATTTTATTTTTAGCAGTTTCTTGTAATGAAGTTCCTCTAAGGACAATATCATTATCTAAAAACTCTACATCACCTTGCTTTAAAAATTCTTCTTTGCTATCAAGAAAAGGTTTTGCAATTTCTTGATAATACTGCTCAACTTTTGCTAAATCTACAATCTTCATTTTTTCTTGTATTGCATCAAAATCAGATGTAAGTGGAATTTTTACTTTAAAAGTATGACCACCCAATTCAAAAGAACGAATACGGATAGTATCTTTATTAAATGACTTACCTAATGCGGTTGCAAAATTACTCATTTTATATCCTTATTTTGTCATGTGTTTTGATCTATATTGCTCTAATCTTTTACCCAATTTTTCACCTAAACTACTTGCGGCATTTGCTCCTTGACTTTCTAAAGCTGGTCTAAGAAAAGGATGTGCCGCCATTTTATAACTTCCATGCTCTTGCACATTAGCTCTAGCATCAGAAGGAATACCAACTTGTTTAATTTTTGACTTTTTATTATGTAAATTATAAAATGATCTTCTAGCTAAAACATTTCCGGGAGCCGTTGTTACAGTTCCAATAATAGTATCAGTATCTAAAACATATCTAGAATTTTTATCTCGTCTATTAGGAGATCGTGCCTCTATCCGCAAAGATGCTCTTAATGCTCCAGTATCTACTGCTACTAAAGATTTAGCGGTTAATAAAACAGGAGTCATTGCATCTTTTACTGCTGTTTTTAATATATTTTTTGCATCTTTAACACCAAAATCATCACGAATTTGTAGCAGTAAATCTTCAAATTCTTGAAAACCTTTTACTTTAAATAATACAGATTCGCTAGGCATTATCTACCTTAATCATCTTATGATAGATAGAGTTATTTAATCTAATAACATACTCAACAACTTCTTCTGGAGTCATAGTATCTGCGTGATTTTTTGCAATTTCGTAAACAGTATGAATACCAGTAATTTTTTGCTGTGAAAACCCAAACCAATTCTTAACCCCAGAAGTGGATTGACTAATTAAATAGCTTAATAGATCAGTATTGTTCTCTATTTTCATCTTCTATTGTTTCTTCTATTGTAGGTTTTTTATTTTTTTTAATATAGATTTCAATAACTGCTTTAGGTTTAAATGGATCATGTCCATCTGCAAGACAAAGTTTAACAGCGTGATCTATATTATCCGCATCATAAACTTTGCCGTTTGCAAATTGAACTTTCATCATTAAGTATTATTAGACCAGCCGTATTGATTTCCTCTAGGGTGAACAGTGAATGTGCAAGTAGCTTCTTTTCCGGGTGCGGCATCAATTTTAAATTCTGATACACGACCAGTAAAAGCATACGCTACTGTATCTTCACCGCTAACTGCGGCAACAACATAGGTACGATCAATAATTCCGCTATACGCATCGGCACGCATTAACAATAAACCAGCATCGCTAGGATTCCACGGAGCAACGATAGTCATTGAAGTAGGTTTGCTTTGTGTAGGAATTTGATCTGATTGACGGCTACCAGCAACCATGAAAGAAGCAGAAGCATCATCTTGACCAAAGGCTGGAATTGCCTCTACATTTAATTGTTCACCAGCAGTACCAGTACCATTAGCTACTGTGCCAACAATATCAGCAACTTCTGCAGTCCATGTTGATAATTGTGCCAATGTTAAAGCCATAGGATTAGAGCCAGTTTGACACCATAACGATGCCGAAAATCCTGGGAGGACTTGATTTGGGAGAGCCATTTTTAATTCCTTTTAAAAGAGTTTAATAAATTCTATCTTATTAGCACGGAATATCAAGAGTGCAGTCCATAATAATATGATGCAATCCTATCGTATTATCGTATGTATTGTAAAGCCAATCTACATCTGCCTTAGATATTTGAAAGCCTGAAACACCACCAAACAATCCACTATATCCATGCAAGGATTGTAGTATAGAGTTCGATATATTAAAAGCGTCATCCATTTGTTGTGCAAAAACGCTTATTTGAAAAATAGGTCTATCTATACCTTTAACTGATTGATTAGAACCAGTATATACAGGTTGATGAATATTCCTTAATTGCCAAGTAATCCATTTAGGTTCATTTGCAAAATTGCGATTAAAGTTTGCATAAACAGGAATAGGGCTAACAATGCTTGTAAGCTGATATTGAATAGCTTGTGCATATACCGAAGGATTTTGCTGAGTTGTCATACAGGCACCACAGGATCGTTTCTATAGCACATAAATATCACATTCATACGATCATTTGTTTCTAAACAATCAGTAATTCTCCAATCAAAACCTCTCCAAGTAATACTATAAAGATTTTGGTTATCTACTATTTCTCTAGTATTAGGAGTGTAATTAACTGTGAAATTGGTTAAATCCGTATAAACTCTTTCATCTTTAGTGATTTGAGTATTATTATGAACATCCTTTACACGACCTCTAGTAGAAAACCATTTTGTAATAGTCGTTGTATATTGACCAAAAGTATCAGTATCAAAGGT